TGGAAATCCTCTGCCGTCAGACTCTCGGCCAAATAGATTTCCCTGCCGTAAATCTCGCCGTTGGTCAGCACCTTTCCTTCATCCGCATACAAAATTATTCTTGTCGTCATATACTATCCCTCCTTTACACTCTTATACACTCCGACATTTTCTTTGCGATTTCCAACCGGCCTACGTTATTCGGATGCGTGGTGTCAGTAGATGGAAAATAGATCGAAGCTGTAAATTTATTAAATCCGATATGATAGAGATCCACCCAATCTAACTGATAACTTTCAGCAACTTCTTTCCCCTTGCTAACATAAGATACCAATGCTTCTCCTAAAGTGTTTGTCCTTGTATTCGAATCGTTTGTAAAATTCCCGTCTGAATCTTTCCAATAACGCCAACAGGGCGATAAAACTACAATCTTTAAATGCGGATACGCCGTCAATATCGTTTCAATTGAATACCGCAAAGCACCCATATACGTTGTTGTGTCTAACGGGTTGCTGTCATTATCAGGCGTAATACTTCCGCTCCAATCATTTGTTCCGTGGTTTATCGTTATTACATCAATATCGTTAAAATCAAGCGTTTTAATGAATGTTAATCTTTCCTCTGCAAACGGCGGAACATTTGTATGACTTAACCCGTTTTCCTGTATCGCCCAATCATTATTCGCTATTGAATCCGCGAGACGGTACATACTCCAATTATCCCAACCTTCTTCATGTTGTGCCATTCTCGTACCGCCTAAAGCACAGTTATACACATTTGCTTTTGTAATACTTTTGAAAAATTCACTTACTTCTGTGTTTTTCATTCCAAAAATACTGTCGCCTAAACATAGTATTTTTTTCCCCATAAGAGGGTGCGCTCCTGACGCAAATTCACCGACTAATTTATTCATATCTTGATAGTATAATAATTCCATTCCGGCAGGAGGAACGGCAGTATTTGCGCTGATGAATAATTTTGCGCTCTCAGGCATTACAATATCTGTGATTTCAACACTTTCCCCCTCTGTGAGCGGTGCGTCTGCGTAAACTGTCTTTTCTGTGCTTATTCCGTAGGGCTCATATTCCGTTAACACTTTTCCATACTCTATTCTCGGATAAATTGTTACGTTATCCAATGTTTTGCCTGACCCAACCGTACATTGAAAACTCAAGTATGTATCCTTGGTTAAAGTAAACACCGGTGAATCCATGCCTAAAGTTTGCGTTAAAATTGTTGCCGCGCCGTCCACATAAGTTATTATTTTGAACTGTATTTGATTATAATGTTCATATGTCGTACTAAAGCTATAATCCCCTGCCGGAAATAAAATGGCATCAGCCTGCTTAACCGCATTATAGTGTGAATTTGCTGTCGCTGTCCCATTTGCAGTAATAGAACCGTCATCGTTAATCGTCCATGTTATACCATTAATGGCAGTAGTAGCCTGTGTAATGCTCTTTGTTGAAAACAAATTCTTTCCGCGTATTGTAATTGGGATCGCGTACCTTCCGGTATTATCACCGCTTGCAACCAAGTCCCCAACGCCGTCACTTACACCGTAAACCTTTAAAGAAATTGGCCCTTCCCCTGCTAAGTGGTCGGTCACAATTAATGGATAGCCATATATTCCCCCATGCGGATTTGTCTTAATTTTATCCGCTTTTTCGCTTACTTCATCTGCCACATCCGCAGAAGCCACACCGCACCATTCTGTGCCGTTCCAGAAAATCATACTCCCCGCAGGAAATACATCAATCTTTGCAGGAAAGCTTGTCCCGTCCCAATAACCCAAGTAAAACGTCACCGTGTCGTCTGCAGACGCTGCACCAAGCTGTGTAACATCAAGCACTCCCTGAGGATAAGCCTCATACGTAATCCATAGGCTTCCGGCCTCGCTCCCGCTTTTCGTGTAAATTTTTACTTGCTTCTGTGTTTCCGAAAAATCTGTGTCCCCCAAACACTCATCTGGCGGAGTAAACCAAACGGTTGATGGATACGGAAACGCAAATTCGGGAGGTTCGAAACGAAACAACTCGCTGACTTTCCCCGAATACTTCACCCCGTTTGCAATGTCGCTTAACACATAACAATACGTTCCGGGCTTAGGGGCCCCCGGAAGCTCCTCCCAGCTGGAAACGCTGCCACCCCAAATCGAAACAGAACTGACTTTTTCGTCAACCTCTGACTTCGTGTAAATATCCGCTGAGTTTGCTTTTAACGCAAGCTTTGCGTCTGTTTCGTTTTTTGTGTATAAGATGTTTTTATAATACACGTCCGCCGCGTTGGCCTTTAAATTGAGCGCGGCTTGCACAGCCGTGCTCACCGGCTTATCCGTGTCTTTTGTGTTGTCCACATTTCCAAGACCAATCTGTGCCTTTGTCACACTATGTGGATTTGATTCGTTTTTAATGTGCGCATCAGATGTTGCGGCCTCTGCTTCAAGGGCTTCCATGTCGTCTGCAATGTCGCCAAACGCCAAATTAAAATCCTCGGCATGTATTGTGTTAACGCCGTCTTGTTTCTCCGCAAAATATCGTTCGTTCATTTTTACCTCCTCCTAAATTATTTCACAGCTTTTTACAACTTTTGTGCTCCCGAATAGTTTATATGTTGCTTTCTGCACAAAACCGGTTTGTATCCCGTTATTAGGTGTTTCAATTGTTACTATGTCCCCAATGTTGATAGGGTTTTGGTGTTCAAACCCATATATTTTTTCTCCAAATTTGAAGGAGCCGTATGTAAGGTAATTCCTCCCATCTATAATTTTAGCATCAATTTTAAGTCCAACGGTTAGATTATCAAAAATTCTATCGAGCGCAGTTTGAGCATTTTCAGATGTCATTGTCCCGAGAGTGTTTAGTGATTTTTCATTAATTATGGGTAACGCCGAATCAACAGGATTTTGCTTTTCTAACACTCCTCCGTCTACTGACATATAAGGATAGGCAACAAAAGCAAGCCAGCCACCGTCTAAAGTTTTAATTCCTTCAACAATTCCATCTGATAATTCTTCCACAACCTTTGCTTTTAAATAATGAGGATGTGTTTCAAAATCAGTAAATAAATCGTGTCTCCCCTCTTGCCCTGTAGCGTTGCGTTCTGAATAATAATTTCCGACAATATACCTATTTTTAAATTCGCACGGAACATCAAGATTAAATGTAACCCATTTCCCAAGATTTCCAGTTATAAAGTCATTATCAAATGATTTTGTTACCGAAATACTTTCTTCGCTTGAAACAAAATTTGAATAACCAATAGATAATTTTGTAATTGTTTCTTTGTTTTCAACATTTATCCCTGCCATAATTCTATCGGTGCTAATGTTTTGTGACACATCATTACTAAGACGTTGTACCGTTACGCCGTCGCAGTTTGCGGTTGTTACATAAGCTCCAAACGAAAAGCAAATCTCTTGCAAAGCACTACGCACGGTCCCGGCGGCAACTTGACCCGACACTGTAAGTTGCTTCGTGTAATTGTCTATGTAATACGGTATATTTGTCCCGCTGAACAAGTCTTCCATAACGGCTTCAAACGTTTGTTGATAATAAAACTTACCGTCGTATGTTAGGTAGTCCATCATGCCGATGTAATCTGTGGAGTTTACCATCCATCTGTATTGGCTTGTTTTCTTTGCTTCCGTAATAAAAGTCTTCTGGATAAGTGACGTATCGCTGTAAATATATAACGGTTTTGTTACAGCAAATTCAAAATTTTCATAATCTCTTACATCAAGTTCTAAATCCAGTGTGCTTGCAGGTAATTCTGTCGCAATTTTTCTTGTTTCCTGTATTACCGATGCAGTTAAAATTAGGTTATCAATTACAAATATGCCGGTTTCTTCATCACCGTACTTTACCGTTATGTTTCCGTTCATGGCAATCTGTTCGCCTCCATTGGTATAAACGTCGCTTCAAAGCTTTTCCACTTGACAAGGCCTGTTTTTGTATTAATACTTGCCAACTCCTGTGAACCGTTTGATACATATGCATTAAAGCTTATGGTGCTTTGATTATATACAAGCCTTACGGGTATCCCGTAATCCCTGGGTGTAGACAAGTATTCCCATAATGCATCATATACTTGCTCTTTTCCCGTCTTGCGGGCAAAGGTAATTTTGTAATTGTAAAACGTACCATATGGGTCAAGCGACATTGGCGCACCGGGTGAGGCTGTCCTGCCTGTGTTTTCAGAATATAAAATTTCAAAACTCCTACTTACGGAAATCGTAATATCATCGTATTTTTTTCCGTTTATAACAATGTAGTCCATAATGCCCTCCTATACGCTGAAAATACTTGCGCCAACTCGTTTTGATTCGCGGTTCATCTGATCGAGCGCAACACGGCCAAATTCACGGCCATCAATCTGCAAGATAACGGTTTGGTTTCTGCCTCCATTTTCACCCATGGCCTCTGCAACAGCCTGTTTAATCGTGGATAATGGTGCCTCCACGTTAGTACCACTCTTTTGGTCGCCTAAAACGGCAAGAAATTCTTTGTTGGGGGGGATGACAGCACCAGCCGCTAATGCCGGAACCGGAAGGCGTGGTAAACTTACCGATGGTATTTGCGGTATATCAATACTTTCTAAGCCGGCAAAATCAGCAACTTTATTAATAAGTTTGATAATACCGTTTAACGGCTCTCGAACTCCTGCTGTTAAAAAATTCAAAAACATCTCAAATATATTTATTGCTCCATTTAACATATTGGCAAAAAGCGCGCCCCACCATTCCGCTGTAAAATACTTTGCAATATGTTCATTCCAGAATGCCTTAATTTTTTCCCAAACCTCTTTTATTTTATCAACAATAAAATCCCAGTTTAGAGCCGCTTCAGTAACCAACCCGACAGCGCCAGCCGCTATTAAAGCTATGCCTAAAGGGAGGCCTACTCCTGTCATCACCAAAATAATACCTAAAATCAGCATGGCAGCACTCGCCGCAACTATTAATGCCTTGTTCTTATCAAAAAACTCTGTTACCTTAGTTGATATAAATTCCCAATTCAGAGCTACTTCCGCCGCCAGTCCGACAGCACCAGCCACGATTAAGCCAATAGATAACGGAGTAACGATGCCACAGCAACATAGAACGATACCAAGAACTAGCAAAGCAACGCTGATTCCAACTATCAATGCGCTGTTTTCATTTAAAAAATTATTAACCTTCTCTGTGATGAAATTCCAATTTAAAGCTACTTCCGCAGCTATACCTACTGCTCCCGCCACAATTAATCCAATGGACAATGGGCTAACAATTCCACAGCAACACAAAATTATGCCCAGCGCAAGCATAGCCAAGCTTATTCCAACAATCAGGGCAGCATTATCATTTAAAAAGTTTTGAACTTTTTCTACAATAAAATTCCAGTTTAAAGCAACCTCGGCGGCTATACCAACGGCACCAGCTACTATTAATCCTACTGACAAGGCGTTAGCGATACCGCAACAGCATAGAATTACACCGAGTGCAAGCATAGCCAAGCTTACCCCAACAATTAGAGCAGCATTATTGTTAAAAAACTCCGATACCTTCTCTGTGATGAAATTCCAATTTAATGCCACCTCCGCTGCAAGACCGACTGCGCCAACTAAAATTAGACCTATAGACAATGGTGTAACATGTCCACAGCAACATATAATAATAATACCTATAACGAGCATGGCAATGCTAACTCCAATAATTAAGGCCGCATTTTCCTTAAAAAAGTTTGAAATTGACTCGCCTATCGTTTCACCGTTATCTGAAGACGCTTCCGCAATTCCCCATAGCGTAGCACCCATTAAAATAAAGCCAATGCCCCAACCAATATGACCGCATATTAATAATATTGTTCCTAAAGCGATAAAAGCAGCGCCAGTAAGTTTAAGTGCCTTTTCCAACTTCTCATTCATTTTCATATTGTCCAAACCGTTTAGACTATCAAAATCTGCGTCCGTCGATTTGTTTGCCTCTTTTTGCTCTTGAATAAGGTCTAATTGTTCTAGTAGTTGGTCGATTATCTCATCATTTTTTTCAATTTTTTCATCGAGAACATCTAATTCACTTTCATCTTTGTCTTCTGAAAGAATACTAATTTCATCAAAATCGGCAAGGTAACGTTTATTTGCCTTTTCCTGCTGTTGTTGTATCTTTTGTTTCGCCTTTTTTTGTTTATTAAGCTCCTTATTTTGTTTTTCTAAGGCTTTTATTTGGTTTTCTATACGTTTTTCTTCCTCAGTTTTACCGCCTGACTGTTGTTGCTGGTAGGCTGTAGACTGATTTTTTAAGTTCTTACCGCTTTCAACCATTGCGCCAAACGTATTTCCACTTAATTTTGCAAAAAGTTTTGATACGGCAACGACCGCTTTGGTTAGATAACCGATAAAGCTTCTTAATGCTGGAATAACAAAATCATATATCGGTGCGAACGCCACCCAAAATGCTGCTTTTAGTTGGTTAACAGAATTTCTGAATTTGTCATCTGACATAATTGCATTTTTTATTGCCGCGGTAACACTTCTAAGTGCTTTTATAATTAACGAAAATACTACCACCCGTTTTGCTATTCCGAGTAATCTTTTTCCCAGCCTATCAAACCCGCTTGTCAAAACAGCTATGGGTCTATTCGGTTTTTTTGCAGCATTTTCAAGCTTTTGCCCCGCAATATTTGCTTTAGTAGATAAATCATTAAGTTTGTTGTTGGCAGATAATAATGTATCGTTTGTTTTCTTAATTTCGGCCTGCGTTGCTGTACCTACTGCGTTTTTTAACGCTTTCCCCATACCATTGGCTTTTTCTTTCGTCGCCGTAAGTTTTGGCTCCAATTCGTCAAGCTGTGCATTAAGTTTATCAAACTCGGCTTGCTGTTCAGGCGTTAACAAAACTTCGCCTGTATCCGGTGCCGTAAATGCATTCATTTGCAACTCCTGTAATTGCTGATAAACCCTGTCAATTTCAGCTTTCGTCTTTTTTGCGCTTGTTGTGGCTTCGTCAAAATCGGACTGTATTTTTAAAATACTTTTATTTTCAATGTTCACTTCACCGCTTTCGAGTTGAGAAAGACGTTTTTTTAATTCGTCTACCTTTTTCGCTTGTTTTTCTACCTCTGCCGTAGCCTTGCGGAAGTTATTCGTTAACTGAGCGACTTTGGTATCTCCTTTTGAAAGAGCCTTTTGCAGAGTAATTCCGAGATTTTTAAATCCCTTCCCAGCTTTGTCAGCGGCCTTTCTAATATCGTTCTCGCTATATTTAATGCCATCCGTATCAACTTCTGTTGCAAGCGTTATTTTACCATCATGCGCCATCAAAATTCCCCCTTTGCTTTTTATTTTGTACATAAAAAAACCACGTCCGAAAACGTGGTTGATTTATTTTGTTTTTAGCTTGCTATTTGCTGTTCGATTATCGGCAATATGCCATGCTCTTTCAATAAAATTCATAGATATTTCAATCCACGCCCCTATAATAGGAGCGACTTGGGAATAAGAGTGTCTTATAAAATAATGCTTCTAATAATACATGCTATAAGTTCCCAAAAACCGATTCCGAACAACATCCCGCTTAAAAGACGCCTGTTATTTGTTGACATAACCCCAAATTGGTATTGCAACCCTGCATCAATTAACATGAACAGGAGAAATGCAGCTGAAAGCTTCCATGAAAAGAATACCTTACACAAAAGCAAAATAATGGAAACTATGTAACCAATCATTATGCCGGTACATCTTGCGCACACCGGAAATTGGTAACCTCTAAAGAAAAAACTTCTTTCGGGGAATTGATGGCAGCCCCAATATTTCCTTGCAATATCCATTAGTTTAATCCATAGTTTTGTAGAGTCCATTACATTTTAAACTTATTTCCACACTTCTTGCAAACCCAGTAATGCGTTGTAGTTGTCTTGCCCGCTCCTGCAAGTCCGCATATTCCACATAAACAAATTTTTGTAAAGCTCGCACCTTTGCCTTCCACATCACTTATTATTTGCATTTCGGTGCTTTTACATCGTGGGCATCTCATGCCGCCAGCATTATTTTGCTCAACTACGGCATCTTGTGTTTGTGCAAAATTTTCTTGTGGAATATCTTGTGGCTCAGAAGCTTGAGTATGAGTATCAATAATTTCATTTCTGTTAATTCTTGCCATAATTTGTCCTGGTGTAATGTTCTGAAACCCAAACTGCATGACACTAACATTTGCTTTTTTTAAACATTCTCTGCATACCCATTCTTTACTCTTTCCACGAATTATATGACCTCCAATATTTTGTACTTTATTTCCACATACAGTACAAGTTTTCATTTTGAATTCCTCCCCCTAGTAATTTAATACATTATATACTAAATTTACTTAAATTACAAGTGGATTTCATTCAACGCCGAACAAATCATGCATAAATTCCTGTTCCATTTTATCAAACTTGACGTTCAAGTCTACCTTTTTCTTGTTTTTAGTATAATACTCATGTTCCCAACTGTCTAATTTTTTTCCTTTACGCTTTTTCTGACGTATATTAACCACAGTGGCAAACTGGCACTCCCCGATTTCCATGTAGCCGCTTATAAAGGTCCACCAATGAAGATAAGAGGCAGACCTTATTTCATAGCCCAGCGTCCTATTAATCGGGGAAACCAACAAGGGGAAGTCTTGCTCCCAATTCATTATTGGGGCGTCTTGCTTTTTCTGTTCGTCCGCCTCGCCACAATTGATAAATAGCATCATTTCATCTACGGCTTTTTGTGTATCTGGGGGTATGTTGAAGTCATAAAAAATGCATAATGATGTACGCACCTTGTCTTGTTCGGAAAGCGTCTCATCATTAAGTGCAGAAACTACGTCCAAAATCATTCGGTAATCGCCGTTTTTGTTGATAGGATATATAACACCATCAATAATTATTTCTGTGGGTAAACTATAATTTATCATCGTTTCTTCATATATTTAGAAAGATACTTATTCATGTTTTCGTTTGCTTTTTTCTGGCTTTTGTTTATAATATCTTCCAGCACAGGTGCCATAGCGTTAAAAAAAGTCCAGATAAAATATTCTCCGTTTACAATGGCGTATGGGCTGCAATGCTGGAATAATACATCACTTATTTTGTTGCCGAATGCATAATCGACTGCATCATACACAATTTGATTAGCCTCATTTAGATAATCAACAGCCCCTTCAATATTCGGAACTCCGTTTTCGTCAACTTCATATTGTTTTACATTTTTTGTCTTTTCGTCAATTATGTTTTGAGCCTCATACAGTCGCTTAGGCAAATCCGGGTCCGATGGGTTAAAGGCTATTTCAGCCGTTACGCCTCTATCCACAAATTCTATTTCAAATGTTTCAAGCCCGCTGCCAACGGTAATCTTATGTGCCATATTTTATACCTCCTATAAAATTAGGGCGGCAAATCGCCGCCCCTTACAGTTATTCTGCTTCCGTAAATGTAGGAACCCCGTTAGCGATAGCCACAGTGCCCTTAGTAATGTCATTGCTGTAAGAAATTTCAATGGGCATATCAACATATGCGCTGCCGCCGATTGACGTAATATTAATCGTACAGTTTTTCTGGAGTTCTGCTTCAAACGTGGAACTTTCACCAATATATGCATATACGATAAGCACATTAAACTTAGATAGTAATTCCGGCGTTTTATCCTGCCAAATCTTGTGTAGTTTAAAATTCAGCTTAGAACCGCCCTTGACAGTATTAGGTTCAAAAGTCTGGTTAGGTTCCCATTTTTCAACGCTTGTTTCTGTAATTCCGCAAATGTCTGTGATGGTTTCTGTGTTCGGATTGAGTTCAATTGCTGATTCCTCAACGCCGCGCCCTACAAGCTCCCATTCCGGTGACGAGCTTGTACCGACATCTACAAACGTCATAAGTAATTTTCGTGGGGCTTTCACGCCTGCCCCGGTGTTAAAATCTGTTGTTGCCATTTACATTTTCCTCCTTAAATATTCATTTGCAAAATTTATTAACTTGTCTTTTTCTCCCGCGTTTTCCGCAGCTTTATCCCAATGGTCGGTAGCGTAAGAGTTTTTGTCTTTTCTGTAATTAAAAGTGCGGTTTGATGGTATTTTTTTTACATCATGCCTACTTTTCCATGTTACGCCGCCATCCTTCGTAAAGCCAGCGCAATGATACACAGGGTCTACATACACCACTCCGTTATACATGAATTCAGCGTAATCTGAATTATAATGTATTAGAAATGGCTCAATTACAACTGATGCACCACCCATTGAACCGTCTAAAAACCCTTCATTATGTGGTACAAATTGTTTGACTAACCCTGCCCATTCTTTAGCAAGCGCCTTTCCAAATTTATCATTTTCGACTTTATTTAAAATTTTGGGCATATTTAACTCAATGGTAATACTGCTATGTTTCATACTCCACACCCTGCCTCTGCATTTTATTAACGTAAGTAATCCGCAGCGTGAAGTAATAGCCTACGAGGTTAGCATCGACATCACGAAATCGGACAGACGGCAAAAACGGTTTTGGCTCCACCCGGACGATTTGTTCGCCTATTTCCGGGAAATTCCCTGTAAGGTTTTGAGCTTCAATCCAGTCACAAACCGCTTTTACGTCTTCGTATGACATAATGTTATAGTTATCCTCGTTGGAATACGCCATGCGGAAACAATCAATTTGGTATTCTTCATATACCGAAACAAACGGGACAATATCAGCTTCATAAAATCCCGTTATATCCTTTTGTTCGCTTATACTTGCCCTGTCGCTTGAAGAAAACGGTGTAATGAGGTTGTCTCCGTCGTTACCCTCTGCGGAAATACTAAATAAATTCGCCATTTGTGGGCATTGTTTCAGCCATTCTGTAATGTTTGATAAGGACATTTCATCACCCTTTTATAATCTCAATATGATTTGTTCTCCACGGCACACCGTTTGGCCTATAATTGATATAGACCTCCGAACCAGTTATAATACCGCCGCTGTACTTATATTTATCCCGCAGCGCATTAAACTCCTGTAAGGTTTCCGGGGTATTATCTGGAATATCATCGAAAACAAGTAAATCCCCGACGCTTACCGTAAAATACTTGCCCTTATCTGTGTCAGGCAGCGCATAATATCCGCCGTCTGTCCATAACGGCTTTTTGTACTGCTTCCAGTTATAAATAAATGCTGTCCATGTATTAGCCTTAAAAACCATTGCGCCGCTGGTCTTGTCATACAGCCCATCTTTCTTTCCACACATGGTTAAAGTGTGCTTTACCCACGCAGATTTGGTCGCAACCGTTTGTGACGTTGGCATCTGATTAATGATTGTAAATACCTCGCTGTTTAAATTGCTTAAACCAATCACATACATGCCCCCCGGTATAGCAGATGTCCTAAACCGCCGCCGTAAAAATATTGTCCTATGATTTCTCCACACATTTCAGATATTTCCGCATCTGTTTTTGTAATGTAAGAATAGCTCTCACTCGTACCGCCTTGTGACTGGCTTTCACTTGCCACCTGTTTGCCTCCTGCATAATTTGACAGAAAGGATACCAGATCAAAAATGCAGTCCTTCACGGCTGTGGGAAGTTCCGGCAGGCCGTCAATCCGTTCCCCAGTCAGCCCACCGGCCTGTGACCTTATCAAATATTCCGCTCTGCGCACGCTAACATAAAAGGCGGAACTATCAAGAGTACCGCCCATTGTCATGTATTCGTCATATTCAAGATACATTCCGCCTCATACCTCCGTTATTTTTCCGGCTTTGTTTTAACTGGTTCTTTCTTTGGGGCCTCCGGATTTGCTTTGGCCGGATTAACCAGCCCGATTGTTCTTGCCATTCATGCCACCCCTTACGCTTTGTGATGCAGGTAAATACCCGCAACTTTGTTTTCGTAAACGTCTGCTAAGCCATATGCACGATACGGGAATTTATATGCATCGGCGTGCTGGTTTTCCTCTGGAGTGATAATTTTGTTGACTGTGTGTTTTGTATACTGCAACAGCGCGGGTTTATGGATAATCATAAAATTGATGTCCTTTCCGGCAGACGCTTTCACATAACCGCCAACCTTTTCATTTGCCCCTTCCGAACCACTGTTGTCCGTTACGCCGTCATATAGGTCAATTGCGGTATAGAAACGCGTCTGCGGAACAAGTGTTACGTCAGAAAACCGGCTCATAACCTCTCTGGATTTTGTAGTATCCAAATCCTGCACCAAACCGTGCAATGTGGGTGTGATAAACAGATGTCTGTCTTCCATCGGTACTTCGTCTTCATCCATTTTGGTTGTTGCGGCTCTCAGCGCTGAAATTACAGTATCACCGGTAGAAAGCGTTGTGCCGGTTGATACCTTTGAAATGCCTGTAGTTCCGGCATATGCCGCAAACCGGAAAGCGTCCAGTTCGGGAACAACCTTTGTCCTAATAAATTCGCTCGACAGCTTGCCAAAGGCAACACCGGCGGTTTCCTCGTTGTCCATTGCGTCAATGGTGAACGCCCTTCCTCTGTCGTAGTTAAATTTCACAGTTTCGTTCGTCAGCGTCACATCGCCGTCAACATACCCACTGTTGCGTGAATAATCCGCTAAACCGTCCATTGAAATTTTCGGAATTACAATCTCGTTTGCGTTTGCTCCCATCTGAACAAGGGTATTGTCCCCGTCCAAAATAGAAGTTTTTGCGTTCTGCTTGTACACTTCATCAAGCAGATTAATGTACTTTTTAAATAGTGCAATACTGTTTGCCATTTATTTTCTCTCCTTTAAAAATTATTTTAATCCCATTATAGACCGCGCTTGAGCGTCGTCTATGCCATCGAGCGGGGAGGCTCCCTTTAGCGTCACCTCTGCTTGCACACCCTTAAACGCCGCGCCGTCATCCTTCGTTAAAGCGCGGAAAATGTCCGCGTCAGATTTCCCCGTATTGGCCTCATCAGCCAAAGCATCGGTAAATTTCTGCAAGTAACTGTCCTTAATAGCTTCGTGCGACCATTCAAGCGGCTTGCCGTCTTTATCCGTACATACGGCGTTGTAACGGCTCAAAATGTTTGCCTCGCGCTCTGCCTTTTCCTTTTCCTCTTTTGCTGCCTGTTCCTTTTCGGAAATATCAGCCTGCAACGTTTCAAACTTCGCTTTCCAATCCTCGGCGGTTGCGTTATTATCCTTTAATGCCTGCAATTCTCCGGTGAGAGTAGTAACGGTTTCTTTCTGCGCAATCAAGTCGTTGCTTGCTTTTTCCAGCTTATTCGATATTTTTTCAACCTCAGCAACCGTTTTATAGTTCTCAATCACAGCCTTATCAAACTCGGCCTTTTTGTCGCTGGGTACTTCTAATCCATAAGCCTTTAAAATTTCGTGGATGTTTTGCATAATAAAATCCTCCTAAAATTTGTTTATACTGTGATTTCCACAGTTTGGATTAATCGGTTATACTCCCGATTGAGTGCATAAAAAATAAGCCTGTTTAACGTCTGTTGCTTAAAGACGGTAAAAATTAAGCACCCTGAACCGTTGTTCCAAAAGTTCAAAGTGCTTAAAACATCAACATTTTCAATTCGGCGACTTAATAATAAAAGAATTTAATTCTCTAATGGTTAGGTCAACCGGCTCAATACCTTTATCTTTACAATATTTATTAATTTTTCTGATGTCATATCTAATATCCTTTTCATTTAAAAACGAAACAAATCCACCGGCTTTTTCCGCCGCTTCATCTAAAGAGCGCATATTTTTCAAATCCCGTTCCGACATGTTCATTCTCCTTTCTCAAAGGTATATATTTTCAACAATTTCTCTGCAGCATCCTCATCTATAAACATTCTATAAGGATGTGGTCTGCCCAATAACGTTGCCCCCAATGTCTTTGCATAGTGTTCCACCAAATCAATGTTTTTGGCATCCATGAATACAAAACCGCCAAATCCCAAATCAATAGAGCGCTGCGCTGCTATCGCAAACAAATGTCCGCCCACGCCATTATACATTTTGTTCATACCCATATTGTTCGGCGAGCTTTCTGCAATGTTAACATAAACCGCTCTGTCTTGTTCATACTTAGTCAGCGCGACTAAGCCTTGTATTTCATTATCACCACTTATGGTTAACTTATATATTTCTGTATTGTCTAAGCTCGGACTATTCCATTTAAATTTCCAGCCCTTTAAGGCACTTAATTCGTTATGGTCCACCAGCGAATAAGATGTTGCGATTATCTCGCCTGTTTTCGCATTTTCAAGGCAAGGTGTAAATCTATCAATTTTGATATCCAAATTGTTTTCACCTCTTATATTAATTATACCATTTCCACCGGTTTTGTCAACAGGTTTTGGATAATATGTCGCCATGCGATTATACCGTTTTTCCAAACCAACGGTTTCGCATAAATTATCATATGTTTTGCAATATGCGGCAATTTTGTCATCACACTGTTTTGCAAGTATTTTGTCGCCGCTCGCGTTTGCCATATACGAAATATCTCGTTGTCTGCGCGTTTCCGTTTCTATTCGGCGTTGCGTCTGCTGCCATTCATAGGCTGTCTTTTGTTTTCCGTTAAATTCAATAAGTTCATTGTCTTTTGCCTTATGTTCCGCAAGCCACTGTGCATCATAACGCGGCTCAGATACGCCCAAAATTACGTCTGTTTTAAAATGCAGACAGCCATAATCGCCCAGCCTTGCAAGTGCTTCTGCGCCGTCCTTGTATGTCCTGCCGTTGACTGTGACATCGCCGTCATATGAATACATCTCGCCGCCCATAAAAGCATGTGTGGGACGCGGGTGTGCATGGTAATCGACCGCGAAGCCATCACAGCCCAGTTGATCCCCGACGTGCTCATCATATGCCTGTGCCGCCTGTTTTGCCCCATACAACAGATTTTGCCTCACCATGCCGGAAAGAGAACGGTTTACCCCGCTTCCGTATGTAACCTTTACCCCGGAACCGCCCAGCCTCTTAACTGTTTCTCGCATTGCCGTGTTAAAATCCGTGGTGCCGGTGGATACTGCGATTACAGCGTCATCAATCGCCTTTTGGAATGCGCCGGAAAGCGGAGTAGACCCAATAACATCTCCGGCCAAATTATATTTATCAAAACATAACGCCTTCGTGCGGCTGAGATTTATCATCTCCTCAGCTGTCTGCACGGCCCAATTACACACTAATTGCTGTGCAAATTCATTTTCAGCAAACGGTACAAATTTCATGCCCTTAAAATCATACAACGGCTTATATGAGTTTACACCGTCCGTCACTGTCTGAGTATAAATCTTTTCAATGTCGGATATGTTCATTTTCGTGATTTCTGCCAGTTTTTTTGTAATTGCTTTCATGTCGCCGGAAATGTCCGCCATGTTTTTTAGCGCGATTTGGTCCGCTGTGTTAAGCTGCCCGATTGATTTAATGCGTCTGCCAATTGTGGATAGTGTATAATCGTTGAAATAATTGCACCGGTTAAAAACTGCGTCGGCATACTCGTTTAACTTTTTTTCGTCTATCTGCGGCATTTATCCCACCGCCTCACATGTTTAACATGCTTTCAATACTCGACTGCGTGCCATTCTGGCGCTCCGTATTAATGCGTTCAAGCTTTTCCCGGGCTTCCTCTTCCGAAAGGTTCGGAAACCAATATTTTATCAAATCAATTTGTTCCATTGCTCCTTCCTGCCGCATCTTGATATTATTATCAATCCGCTGCTGCTCGTCGTCATAAATATCTGTCCATGTTTCATCATAAGTCCATAAATCTTCACGGATACCAAGATACATGCTGTCGGCTTTTAATGTTTCCATATTGCCGTCCCGAACAGATTTTCTAATATTGTCTTCCAGACTGATGTTATCAATATTCAGCGTGCGTATTTCGGTAGCCGTGGCCGCGCTGCCGCTTTTTTCATGGGTAACCAGTTCATTAACTCCCATCAGATTTTGATACTGTTCCAACAATTTTGTTAAGTGTGCATAATAGGAGCTTTCACGGATTTCCGGAGAAAATTCATCGATCATATTTTGCGTAATCCCTGATTTGTGCTGAATTGGATAGATATATTCATCAAGACACCACATGCCAATCGGATTTCCGGCTTTATCCCTCCTGCGCACAATGCTTTCATCTGGAAACAGTTTTTTACCGCTGGACTTGAATTCCACCCGTATTTGCTCCAAAACCGTCTGTATTTGCTTTTCAATGACCGCACAGCCATAATTTAACGGCTTGCCGTATGTGTCATTCCCAAAAGCCAAAACAGGTGATTTATAACGACCAAATCCAATAGTGTTTGCCCCTGCGTATGTTGTTTCAGTCTGCGTAATGCTCTGCCATTCCGGGATACTTGCCGTAATCTCTCTTGATTGCTCGTCCGCAACAAAAAATGTAATTTTAAGCGTTCCACGCTCGTCCAGATTGTGACGGCGGCACAAAAAATATGCTTTGTCATTCCGACGGACAGCGTCTATAATCATATAGCACTCTGTTATCCGGTTTCCGGCCATCCCTGTAATGCAAATCCGGTCGCCGCTTAAATAACTGTGAAACAGCTTTCTTTCGCCGTTTACTGTTTCAAAGTACGGCACGACCCAGCATTCAGAAATACGCTGCGGTGTGTCAGAGCCACCAAGCATATAAGAACCAATTTTATAACAGCTTCTTTGCAAATCCTCGCACAGTTCCACTAACGGTTCCGCTACTTTGCTGTCAGTCGTCAATTCAAAATCACATTGCATAAATACATGGTTTAAAACTTTCTTTAGCACCATCACAAAAAAGTTAACCACGGTATCATCATCTGCATTTAACGCTCTGTCACCGTGCTTGCCCTTGTTTAACCATTGATTTATTTTACTGTCCAACCGCTGCAAAAGATTATACCAAAAGCGTTTCATTGTGTCTTTCAAAATTTCACCCCTCGTTTAAATAGTGCCAATTTCCGGCGCAGGAATATGTCAGGCTGTCGTATGTGTCTATTTGCATACTTCCATCATCAAGCGGAATGGCCTTTTCCGCTTTATCGTCATATACAAGGTTTTGCAGTTCGTCAATTAAGTCATTACAATTGTTTTCAACAAGTTTAAATTTACTCTGTGCCATCAGAACAGAAAATAGAAACGGCCTGTCTTCTATCGGCGGTTTATACGTCTTGCCGAAAATATACCGTTTTTCATTCAGCGTATTAATAATCACATCTGAATGGTCGCAATTAACGTTGTCAATTCTCATTCCAAAATCGCGCTGTATGCCATCAATAAATCCAAACACAAATTGTTCCACCTGTTCCATTGGCAGGTCTTGTGCCTGCTTTTTTACAGCTCTTATAATATAAATGGTTCCATCATACCCCTGTGCAGAACAACACATAGAATAAGCGGAACCGTTACCGCCTATGTCAAATCCTACATCAATCCATCGGAATTGTTCCGGCAAATCTGAATGCGCTATAATGTAGTTGTTAGTGTGTTCCGCAAAGTCTTTAAAAACAATACCCTCTGCAGCGCACCGCTCCCCAAGAATATCCCGCCTGTAAAACACACTGTCCTTTTCGTATTTGGAAATTTCAGCGTCAAGGTTATCTTGCGACAAATTAACATTGTCAAAGATGTTAAAGGTGACGAGGTTAAAACCGCCCAAAAGCTCCCCATCTTTGGCCTTTCTGTCGTAAACGTCAATAAATTCCTGATAAATTTCCGCGTTGGGACTCTCTGGGTTTAAATCCCAGTAAAAACGCTTAATGTCGGCGTTAATCTGCCTGCGCTGGGCCTCGCGGATTGTGTCGGCGTGGTGTAGGTTAATCTCCGTAGCAATCCATAAACCAATTGACATACCGCGAAACTTTTTGTAGCTGTCCGCCTTGGCCCCGCCGCAGAATAATACAATCTTTTCTTTGTACCCTGTGTCTTTTCCGCAAATCTTCAAACACTCATTGCCCTTATACTTGCCCCACTTGCATTGCCCCCGGAATATGTGCTCTAAGCCGTAACCGTCACAGTCGCCGATAATCAGCTTTGCCGTGGGCTGTGTGGAGGCTGTAGCCAAATGCAGCTTGTCGCGGGAACGTTTCAGGTCATGTGCAAAGCAGAAAATGTTGTCAGTGGTCTTACCGCTCCTGATACTACCCTCGGCAATGTTCATGGCGCTGTGCTGTGTCCGGCGCATATATTCTTTGTGTTTGTCGCTCCAATTGTAATGGAGCGTTTTCGTGCGCTTAATCATCAGCAAACACTTCGCTTTCCGCGTCCGATACGTCTTCTAAGTGTTCATCGGTCTCCGATTTGTCATAGCCAAGCATTTTTATCAGCATCTCAAGCGCTTTCAGCTTATCATAAAGCTTTAATTTTATCCCAAAGTTTCCTTGCTCCACGCTGGAAACTGCGCAAATCTTATCTTTCGGTATATCATCCGTCGGTTTAATATGCACTAATGGCCCTCGTATCTCGGCAAAGTCTGTTATTTTTGAAAATCCAATACTTTTAAGTTCCGAAAGTATGTCGTCTCTTGTAATTTGATTCGTTTTTTCAGCCTGTTTCCTTAGTTCTGCTAACCTCGCCAAAACCTCATTGCTTTTATGGAGCATATACGCTTTGTTATCAACCGTTTCCGGCTTCCATCTCTTGCTGGAGGGATACGCTTTATAATAAGCCTGCCTCTGACTTTTTCCCTTAACGATTTCTTGACAAAATATTTCAATCCTATCTATTTTTGACACACCACCACCTCAATACCTAACTTTTACCCTCCGTCCCATCCGCCGCGATACCCGGCACGCAAAATTGTGCAAAATGAAAAGAGCCGACGCATTAAAGCAATTCGACTCTTTCAAGCATGCATCCGAAAACGCATACCCCAATTATTTTGTTTTCATCTTTTTACAGTTTATATTATAGCATATTTAGAGTGTGGCATTCAATGGCCTATGTTAACTATTCAAATACTTTATCATTTGTATCAAATATTCCCCTTGAATTGTATCTATTTCTTCTTTATCTAAGCCACGTTTTCCAAATTCATAAAAACCATTACTTGAATAAAATGATTTTAACTGTTTGATATCTTCACATTCTATGAATACAAATCTTCCTCCAATTGCAATTTGAATCTTTTTTATAGTATCAAACGCCATATGCAGCAATTCGTCCCCTCTAATCTGTTTATCTATCCCATTGCTATAGTTTTTTCCCAACTGCCCAATCAAAATTGCAGCTAATGAATATCTTTTTGTGTTAGATATATATGTACTAAATCTTGATAATCTTTTTTGGAAAGTTTTGCTCAATATTCCCTTCTTTACTGAAATGGTTTTATTCGCCAATGCATAATAACCAACAAGCTTTGGTTTATTTTGATATGAAACAAATACCAGATATGTTGCCGAAAAACCATTCTTCATAAATACGATTGCTTTATTTCGTAAAAAATCCTCCACATCCTTGTTCATAGGACATGTAAAATCGGCGAGAATAGTTTTTACCCTATCCTCGCCAAGCTCATCAATCATTTCTTTTAAATTTACTTGAATATATCCTGCCATTACTTTTCACCAAAAAAATCTCTAATTTTATCCTTTTGCAGGTTTGTAACAGTTCTGCTGTAAAATACTTCTTTTGGTTTCTGTTCAATTGTTTGCTCTAACGCCCTAACAAAACTTTCCCCAAGCCGTTTATTTTTTATATCAATGTTTTTTAAAATGCTTTTTGTAGCCATAAATGAACCACCTCTTATTCGCATAATCTAACTCTAAAATTATCATACTACAATTATAAGTATTTTGTCAATGGTAAAAAATAATTTTTTTATTTATATTTATTATGCCATAAAATTTACATGACATTCAATGACATAGAATTTTAAAACAGTCAAAATCTAACGCCTTATTATGTAATTTATAAATATGTCTATTATCCACACACATTTCCTCCGCAATCCGTTCCCAAGTCATAAACTGCAAATACCTTAGAGTAAGAAGTGTTCTGTAAGTCGGATTGTCAACCTTAGAAATAGCATCGAAAATCTCGCATTTCACCGCATACAGCTCATCAATCCGCTTTCTAATTTTCTTTTCATAATCTATGTACGCAACCGTCGCATCTTCCGTACTATTTTTCTTAGATGTCTGCACCTTGATGTCACTGTATCCTGCCGTAACAGACGTGGCGCGCGCTTTTGCCACTTCTTTTTCCTGCTCCAACGCCTTTATTTCTTTGTCAATCTTCCACGCCCTGGACAGCCATTCCTTTGTGCTCAATCTAATATCCCTCCCTAAATCGTAACCGGCCTGTGCTTTAAAATATCCTCCGCTGTGACACATGTTTTGTAATTCCCTGTATCCAACACTACAAAGTGTTTAAAAACCTTGTACACCGTGCATGTTTTACTGTATGCCGATCTCGAACCTTCGGACATAACAGTTATATGTACAATATCGCCCGATTTCATCGTTTTCCTGCCTTCCCGCCCATAGTGTCATGATATTCTCTGCCAATTTGTCGCGCAATCGGTAAAAATCCGCATCTTATCCTGATTTTGTTGTTTTGTTTTTCGTCAAATGCTTGCCGCCTAGCTTCATAATCTTTTTCTGTTTCGTAAAAACTGCATGTACCATTGACCTTGCATTGCAGACAGTTTAAAACGCCGCAGCCCCTTTGTTCTACCGTTTTTCGTTTGTACCAGTAACAGTCCTTTCTTTTCGCTCATAGACCATCCTCCGTATTGACAATTTCGCAATTATACTATATAATTGTTATCAGAATAGATAACTTATAGCACATGGCAAAATACCACTACATTTTTTATGATATGTAAATTTGTCCTCTGTGCTTTTTATGTATGTAATCTCCTTTATAGCTTTCCAACTGACACGACAGGCTTTTTATTTGTCGTAAACACGTGTTTAGACAGGTCTGCAACATTGTAAGTTTCCATTTCTTTTTCCACCTGCTCAACAAGTTTTAAATACAATTCCATTCCAATTTCTTCTTTTACAAGATTTCTAAATATGCCATCTTTCGTCCTGTCAACCTGTTCGTTGGCAACTTTTCTTACAGCCTTTAGCTCCGCCAGTTCCTTTTGCTTTTCCGCAAGCGCCCTTTTTGACCTGCGCCACCAATCATCCTTCTGTCTCTGTACTTGATATGGCAATAATTTATGTTCTGCACGTTGTTTTATTATGTCGCTTATTTCGCAACCAAGCCTTGTTATTGTTCTGTCATAATAGTCGCTGTCGTAATTCAATTCATGTTTACATTTTGGGCAAATCAGCGTATATTTCACAGTTTTACACCTCTTTTACTCATTATCCAGGTTTACGCTCGCGTAACAGCACCTACCGTTATGCCATGCTCCGCAATGTTCGCGGCAACACTCCATAGACGGAAATTCATAAACCGTTACAGTGCTACCAGAAATAACACGACCTTCTTCATCATAAACCTGCGTCCATTGCTGCTTTTGTACCTCTCCTTTTCTGTTGTACGGACATATCATTTTAATTCCTCCTACAATTCATACAATACTGATATGCTTCAATTTGCCCCTCCAAAAATTTAATTTTTCTTCGTGCCTCTGAAATTTCGGCTTCCAAACACATATTTTTATTTCGTAAAACATCAAACTCATGTTTTAAACATTAATTTTCTTCCCTTAATGCTTTTTCCGTACATTCATAGCAATGCTTAGCATCTTTTAAATAGCAGTATTCACACCAACCTTTATTTATCATTGCTGTTCACGCTCCCAATCTATTTATATATTCTTTTATTAAAGCGATTTTTTCAGTTTCGGTTATATCTTTATAGTCCAGAAACATTTGTATATCGTCCTTGATTAATTCTTCATTTATTTGTCTTTGACACTCGCTTATATTAGCAATATAGACTGCTGCTTCATAGTCCGATTTTGAAAGGTTACAAAGATTACTTGAAATTTTACTCAGTGTTTCATGCATATTTCCAAGATAACCAGCAATTAAAATGTTCTTTTCTTCATCCGATAAATCTTCGCCGCCATTGCTATTTATATGGCTAATATTTAAGTCATAAATTTCTTTATATGATTCAAAGTTATTCATTAAATCTGATTTTGCATTATAAAATTTTATTGCTGTTCACCCCTCAACACACGTCATTATCTTTAGCCTCTCTTTCATAAGGATTTATTTTCATCCCACCAATTAAATCCCTTGTTAATTTCTCCATAACACATTTTTGTCTTTGGAATAAAACTATCTTCGTCTTCGGGACGACAAGGATTGTGTTGTACCTTATATCCCAAAGCTTTCATTTTATCAATATCTTCAAACTCAACGCCTATAAATGGTTCAGTTTTATCGTGTCCGCAACAACACCCTGTTGTTTTAATACCCTTTTCCCACAAATCAATAATTTCTCGGATTAAACATTTATCTATTGCAACATCCTTAAATTTATTACCAAATCCGCACCTAAATGGTGGCATAATGTTATAACAACAGTCATATGTGCCAAAACCTATGTCTTTACACGTCATTGCTCTCACTCTCCTTTAACGTAGGTTAATTTCCCGCATCGGCCGCATTTTACCGTGCTTTTTATCTTTTTTAAACTCATTACTACAAATATCTCTAAATGAACAATTTATGAAATTCACACAACTATCACATGGTGGTATTTCACACTCTTTCGTTGCTATAAAA